GTTTGAATGGTGGTGGGTTAAACGGTCTTAGTGTTACCGGAATTAATGCTGGGGAATTATCTCCAGCCGGAATTCCGGGTGGATGGAATGGTAGAAATCGCAGACTCGATGGCTCATTAGACCCAGCCGCGATTGATAATGCCACTGCGGGATTGCAAGATGCGATGAAACAATTTATATCGGACAATATCGGTACAATGAGTGAGGCAGATTTAAAAAATATATTATCACAAGCGGTTGATGCATCATTGATATAAATTATGAATACAAATATTGGATTAAATGTTGGTGGGGTTGGTGTTGGAACATCAATTGGGTCAAATGGGGTTGGTATTGGCGCAATTGGCGTTGGTGGTGGAATGTCTGCGCCCTCCATTCCATTAGTAACAACTGCACCAAGTGTCTCAGTGGGTGTGGGAGTAACTCTTGGCGGGCCGGGAGGAGTTAACGTTACGGTGAAATTGCCACCATTCCCAAAAATTAAAATATCTAGTATTAAAATTCCCAAACCAAAGATTAAGTTACCAAAATTGCCACATTTTACGCCACCGTCATTTCACCCACCCAAAATATCAGTTAAAATGCCAACGTTGGATATGATTAAAATGCAGGTATCTGCAATGTTAAAGGCTAAGATATCTTTTATGATTTCCACAGCAAAAATTAATGTGGGTGTATCATTTACTACATCATCCGTTGTTCCTGTTGGGATTTCTCTTCCGACTCCGGCAATCGGTGTTGGTGTATCAATTCCGGTCGTTCGTTCAACGATATAATAATTATAAAATATTTTAGTGTGTAAATGTTGTGTTTCATATCTATTTATACATATGAATATTATAGAATTTAAAACCATAATCAAAGAATGTGTTCGAGAAGAATTAATTAATATGTTTGGTACAGAACCCGGAACTGTATCAACGAAATTCACGTCAGCACCAACAAATGTGATGACACAGAAACAGAAGCTTCAGAAACCATCCACACAACCCCAAACATTATCATCAATGTTAAATGAAATTGATGATTCTTCTGATGATACAGTTCCAGTTCAAAAAGAATTTAAGAAATACACTAAAAATGAAATTTTAAATAAGATTCTTAATGAAACTAAGGCGTTACCTCCGGAGGGTTCTATGGTCTCCGGTGTCAGTCAAATTATGGAAGATTCTACTGGGACAAGGATTGTGACTAAATCCGATGCAATGTTAGAAAGTGTTGATGATGTTAAAGCGGTTGCTGTGTTAAAAACAGCCTTTACTAAGGATTATTCTAAGTTATTAAGAGCAGTCGATAAAAAAGTAAATGGTGGATCAATTCGAGGATTGGTCACAATTGATGAATCAATAGATGCTACAGAATTATAATGAGCAGTGTAAACAACATATGTATGTCGTGTTATCCATTAGGTTTAACTATTCCGTATACAAATAGTGACAATGGTTATTTTCAACAAACCTTTGATACAAATTCTAGAGTTAAGCAAAATTTAATGAATTTCATCAATACTCAACAGGGAGAGAGACGATTTCAGCCCACATTAGGTACAAGATTAAGGTCTTTATTGTTTGAATTTAACGACCCAAATACTCGGGAAATTGCTAGAAATATTCTGACCGACGAGTTTTTTACATGGGTTCCTGAGATAATTATTGATAATATATCCATTAATAATGTGGAAAATTCACAGAATGTTGATAATTATAAATTGTTACTTACGATATCGTATACTGTGAAACAAACGAAACAACAAGAATCGGTGTCTATTGTAGTAACCAAGAATTAATTATGTCAACTATACTAAATAAATCATTTGCGCCAAATCAAAAAACTATTAAATATCTTGGTAGAGATTTCAATCAGTTTAAGTCCAATCTCATAGAATTTGCTAAGAATTATTATTCAAAAACATATACGGATTTCAATGACGTTTCTCCTGGTATGATGTATATAGATCAGGCAGCATATGTTGGTGATGTGTTATCATTTTATATCGATTATCAATTTAAGGAAGGATTGATTGATTACGCAGAAGAACGTAAAAATGTGGTTAATTTGGCCAAATACCTCGGTTATATTCCGCGTCCAACCAAACCTTCGGTTGGTTATTTAGATGTTTATCAATTGGTACCAGCACTAAAAATGACAGGTTCATTTGGTCCAAATTTAAGATATGCATTAAGAATAGAAGATGGATTGGAGACCGTATCATCCAATAATGTTTCTTTTATTACTACCGATGTGGTAGATTTTTCCGTAAATTTGCCAAGTTCTCCGCTTACGAGTTCCGTGTATTCATATGATTCTACCGGTGAACCAAACTTCTATCTGTTACAAAAAAATGTTGAAATTTTTTCTGGTAAAAATGTAACGACGCAATTTTTTATACCATCAACATTTACTCCAAATTTATCATTATCATTTCCAGACAATAACATTATCAAGATTAATAACGTCGTTGATTCTGAAAACAACCAATGGCATCAAGTTGATTATTTAGCTCAAAGTTTAATTGAACTTCCACTTGAAAACAATCAATTAAATTTTGAAACATTTTATAATTATAAATCTACCGTACCGAGTATACTAACATATCTACGAACCAACAGAAGATTTACAATTGGTGTTGACGAAAATAATATCACGTCAATGAATTTTGGTCCATCGGACGCAAACGTATCCGAAGAAATTGTGATACCAAATTCAGAAGTTCTTGGGGCGGGCTTTTCAAATTTAAACAAATACAATTTGACTTTGGATTCTACAAATTTTGTTCGATCGTCCGCATATGGGATATCTCCATATAATACAACACTTACCGTGAATTATGTTGTTGGTGGAGGCATTGAATCAAATGCTCCATCGAATTCAATTACAACTATTAGTGGAATTTCAATTACAGAATTACAAAATTATTCAACTTCCGAAATTGATATAGTTAACTTAATTAAAAGTAGTATTAGGGTAAATAATTCAATGCCGACTACTGGTGGAGATGAACAGGAAACTGTTTATCAAATTAAACAGAATGCTTTATCAAATTTTTCGGCACAAAATAGACTTGTTACAAAGGAGGATTATATATCTAAGGTGTTTAATATGCCGGCCGAATATGGTTATATTGCAAAAGCATATGTAACAACGGAATCCGATTTAAACACTCAAAACACGTCTTATATTAAAGGATTGTTAGACCAAAATAACAATATGATATTGGATGATAGTCAAAAGAATTTTAGAAAAATTAATATGGATGGTAGTAATCAATTTGGTGTTAATTTGTATTTATTAACTTATGATGACAATAAAAATTTAACTCAAATTAATGACGCGATTGCTTACAATTTAAAAACATATTTATCAAAATATCGTTGTATTACAGATAGAATTAATCTGATTGATGGATTTATAATTAACATCGGTGTTAATTTTAGTATTTTACCGTATTCGAATTATAATAAAAAAGATGTATTATCAAACTGTGTTTCCGTTGTACAAAATTTCTTTGACATAAATCAGTGGCAATTTTCTCAACCGATTAATTTGAGTAGATTACAATTAGAAATTACAAACGTCGAAGGTGTTCAGTCGTTGGCAAATTTGGAAGTTGTAAATTTAAATATCAATGATGGCGAATATTCTATTTATGAATATGATATTTTAGCCGCAACCAAGAATAATATTATTTATCCACCAATCGACCCAGCCGTATTTGAAATAAAATATCCAAATGTGGATATACGAGGCTCATCACTATAATGCATACACGATTATTTCCAAAACAAGATTCATTTATTAGTAATTCTCCAAACTATGTGTTGTCAAATTTTGGTAGAGATGAATTGGTCGATGTCGCGGCGATGAACACGTATTCGACTGTTTATACTCAATCATATCAAACGGCATCAATTGTGTCCAATGTAGCTGCTATGTGTGTACATTCATATTATGGGTCAATAACAGGGTCTATTAATGGTTCCGTGTTTGAATTGATAGGGGTATATGAATCGGGAAGCATTAGTGCTTCATACACAGGGTCAATGGAATCATTTACGGGAAGTGCATTTAATTTCAACGGAACTATATCTGGAAATGTAAATGGTAAATACGGTATATTAAATAATTCATATGTAAAGAATATGATTCCCATCATCAACCGTTCAATATTACAATTTGATTTGACGCCCATTTCATCCGCACTTGCAAATGGTGATATTTCGGTGATTCCAGAATTTAAATTGAATTTAAGGGTTACTGATGCTATAAGTCTCCCACTTGAATATTCGATATATTGTTATCCGTTGGCAAAATCTTGGACTAATGGGACGGGAATTCTTTCTGACAACGGTTCAAATGTTGGTGTAAATTGGGCATACACAAATTATCCCGACTTGGGAAGTGTGTGGTATTCTCCAATGAATTTATCGTATGTTCCGACCGATGATTATTTAAATAATCCATCGACATCATCATTTATTCGAGGTGGGGGTGTTTGGTATTATGCACTGACAACATCATCAATGGATTTACAATCAGGTTCCAGTTTAATGTGTACGCAGTCATTTGGCTACTTCCAAAATTCTGATATTTCGATTGATATAACAAACATTTGTAAGGGTTGGATGGGTGGTGGAATACATAATAACGGATTGATATTGATGACATCACAGGAAACAAATAAATCGGGTTCCACAAATGGAGAATTAAAATTTTTTGCCAAGGAAACAAATACAATTTATACACCATATATTGATGTAATGTGGGATGATTCTACATATTTAAGTGGAAGTGATTTGATTAGTAGTAGTTTGGCTCCAGTGACATCTAGTGTAGGTGTATCTGTGACAGTTACTAACATAAAGAAAAATTATAAGGCTGGATCGATTAATCGTTTCGATGTGTTTGCACGTGATGCACACCCACAAAAAAACTTTAATAGACTTCAAACTGTCTATTTGGAGCCGAAATATTTACCGACATCAAGTTATTATTCAATTAAAGATAATGAAAGTGAAGAAGTTATTATTGATTTCGATGAATTTACAAAATTAAGTTTAGATTCTAATGGGAATTTCTTTATATTAGATACGACAGGATTTCCACAAGAAAGATTTTATCGTGTGTTGATTAAATGTGAATTGGATGATGGAACCGTAGAAATTTACGATAACAACACAACGTTTAAAATTTCAAGATAATATGGATAATGTAAACACATTTGGTGGAGAAATTTCAGCATTTAGAAATAATAATTCTATATATTCATATAGCTTTAATGATGCTGGAAATTTATATTTTACTAACAGTGGTTCATTTAATCAGACATTTTTAATGATTAATGGGTCTAGATATTCATACAATGACTCCAATATTCAAACATTATTAGATTTAAATTTCGAAGAATTTATCAATCTACCTGTTTCATCAAGCACACCAACAATTGATTATGTCGCATTGTCTAACCAATTAAATGATGAAGTATTATCTCTTCAAGACTTGCTCGCGTCGGCACAATTGGATGATTCGGCCAATGCCGATTTACAAACTCAAATTAATAATGATCAGGCTACTATTATTAATTTACGAATTGAGTTGGGTCAGGGAAATACAGTTGATGATTTTTCACAGACATTTCCATATTTATCGTTGTTATCGGGGTCATCAAATACAAATGAAATTGCAACAAGTTTGAGTCAATCGTTATTGTCTGCAAATGTTCAATCTAATAATCAACAAAATACTATTGCATATTTAACACAACAAACCGGTAGTTTGGCCGCACAGTTGTTAGCCGCACAAAATGCCAGTGCGAGTTTGGTGGCACAATCTGCGTCAATATCGAATCCAACTGGCCCAACAAATCCACTTGCGGTATATGATTTAAATAAGAATGGTGTCTTGGATGTTAATGAAATAACTCAGTTGGTTATTTCTTATAAAAATGGCAGTCCACTATTACAATCGTTGGTTAATGCTAAGTCGGGAAAGATTGAATCTCCGTTGTCAGAGGCTACATTGGAATATATTTTGACCACATTCTATGATTTGCAATATTTGTCATATACAGAACCCGATATATTGGGACAACTGGACACAAATAATGGTTGGTTATTAAATAAAACTCTTAAATTGACATTGCCCACTTCGATAACCAAGCCTCCGAAATTTATTCCACCAACTATATCTGGGTCTAAGGTAATTGACAAAACAAAACCATGGAATCCTGGTCGCCCACTAGATGCAATTGAATATGAATATTTTAATTATCTTAATAAAGGATTGGGGAAAACTGTTTCTCCGATAGAATTGGATTCAAAACAATTGTCGGCAATTATAAAAACTGCTTATTCTAGTTAATTAATATTGACTCCGCTTGATATATATACTATATGTCATCAATAAATATATTAGTGTCTGGTTCGGATACAATCAATTATGTGAGTTATCTTAACCAACAGGATACGTCAAATTTCATAAATACTACTATTACACCGTCATATTTCGGAAGTATGGGATATAATAGAGATGTCATTGAAGTTGGTATTTTTGATGCGTCACAAAGTCTGTTAGTATATTCTAGTGTTACAGGGTCATATACAACAAAAAATATAAATTATTTTTATGTTGATGTAGATGGAAATTCCTTTGTGGATTATTATGAAAAATCATCGGGAAATTTCATTACAGATTCCAATTCCGACATTTTGATTGATTTTCCGGCATTATTATCGGCATCAATTTATACATCATCAAGTGTGTCTGCGAGTTTATCCAGATCTGGATACAATTTATATACATCGTTAACCCCAGTTATTAATTTCTTTTCAACTAATCAACCACTAATGATTAGTGATATCAGCAATTCCACTAAGGAAATTAAACTTGTTAAAAATTTTCCAAATGAATCTGTTGATAATACAACAACATTATCTTTTAGTGGAAATCAAATATTAATCGGAGGAAAAACATCTATATCTTTGAAGTCCGGAATCGTTCAGACATTGAAAGTATCAAATGGTGATATTTCATCAATCGGATTTAGTGTTGTTAAAGACGGACCTATTTTAGGTACTGGTGTTGAATATAAAACTGGAATTTTATATAAAAACTCTACTGGAGAGATTATCATTGACACCACACAGGGATTTCCAAATTCCATGTGGGTATATAATAAAAATGCATCAGGCTTTGGATGCCAAATATTTCTTTCTACAGAAGTTGATTCCGATGTGTTTAGATTAAATACCGAATTTTTGTCGTTAGATT